CTTCCGCGGGCCGGCCGCGTCGAGCGGAAACCCTGTCTGCACGACATCCGTCATGCCGCGAGCCTGCTGCACTCGGTTGCCTCCGGAGCACTCCGTCCACAGGGCGTCTGCTCGCTCCACAGATCGGGCGGGGTCACGCAACGGCGCGCCATGGGAGGAGGGACGGAGGGAGGGACGGAGGGAGGGACGGAAGGAGGGAGGGACGGAAGGAGGGAGGGACGGACGGACGGAGGGACGGACGGACGGAGGGACGGACGGACGGAGGGACGGAGGGACGGAGGGAGGGAGGGACGGAGGGACGGACGGAGGGACGGACGGACGGAGGGAGGGACGGAAGGAGGGAGGGACGGACGGACGGAGGGAGGGACGGAAGGAGGGAGGGACGGACGGACGGAGGGACGGACGGACGGAGGGACGGAGGGAGGGAGGGACGGACGGACGGAGGGACGGACGGACGGAGGGACGGAGGGACGGACGGACGGAGGGACGGAGGGACGGAGGGACGGAGGGAGGCCGGCACGGGGCCACCAAGCCGTGTCTGCTCGCGGATGAACCTGTCTGCTGCCATGTCGTACGGCCGCCAGGGGCCACGCTCGACCGGGACCGCCGGTGCGTCACGCCAGCAGACACGTCCCTACGGCGCAAGACAGGTACCAGCTCGCGGCTGGCGCGGCGGCCAAGCAGGCGGACGCCCGGGGCGGCAGGCGGAACGCGCCGGCGAGTAGGTCAACGCGGCGGGTGCGGCGGACATGAAGGTGGGCGCGCGGGCCGGCTGGCAGCCAAGCGGGTGGGCGCGCGGGCCGGCTGGCAGCCAAGCGGGTGGGCGCGCGGGCCGGCTGGCAGCCAAGCGGGTGGGCGCGCGGGCCGGCTGGCAGCCAAGCGGGTGGGCGCGCGGGCCGGCGGGCGGCCGCGCAGGACTCGCAGGGGACGCGCTGACCAGGGGTCGTGCATGCGCGGGCAGGCCAGGGGGGCGCGGGTCAGGCGGGCGGCTCGAGGATCGCGACCAGCTCCACGTGCTCGGTCATCGGGAAGGGGCGCACCGAACCGGCTAAGGCTGTGACCTGCGACGATGCGCCTTTGCAGCAGGTCCCGCGAGGCCGTCTGCCACAGAACTGCCACACGAGCCGTCAGGAACCGTCCGCAACAGCCCTCATCCCGGCCCGCAGCCGGTCCTGCACCAGCCCCGCCGCATGCACGTACCGGGACGTCGTCTGCAGGCTCTCGTGACCGGCTAAGGCCTGGACCAGCGCAAGGTCAGCACCACCTGCGACCAGCCGCGACAGGCAAGTGTGGCGGCAGTCATGCGGGGTCGGCCACGGCTCCGCGATCCCCGCCCGGACCAGCGCCGGCTGCCACACCAACGAGCGCCAGTTCGCACCCACCACCGGCCCGAACGTCTGCCTGCCCGGCGAGCGCCGGTGCGCCCGGAACACCAGCCCATCTCGGCCGTGCACCTCCATCGCCCGCGCCAACGCCAGCACCGCTCGCTCCTCAAGCGGCACGACCCGCTGCGACCGGACGGATTTCGGGTAGGCCTTCACCTGCCCGGCCTGCGTCAACGTCTCCACAACGTGCAACTCACGGCGCAGCAGATCCACCCGGTGCCCATGTAGCCCCGCGAGCTCCCCGTACCGCAGGCCCGTGTCGAGCAGCACCTCCACCATCGCGACGTCCCGCGCACTCGGGAGCGCCTGCAGCAGAGCGACCTCCTCCGCTGCGGTGATCAGGCGGTCCGGGTGCTTCGGTGCCCGGGGTAGTCGCACACCCCGGGCCGGGTTAGAGGGCAGTAGGTCATCGTGGACCGCGGCCTCCAGGACAGCGGTGAGTTGCTGCACTGCTTTGCTGATCGCCACCGGCCCGCGGCCGGTCTGCTCAAGTCGGCGTACCCAGCCCTGCACGTCAAGGCGGGTGATGCTGTCCAGGGGCCGGGCGCCCCACTGCTCGAGGACGTCCCGGCTGTAGGTGACGTCAGCGCGGCGGGTCGCGGCCTCCACCACCCGCGCAGTCATCCACCGGCTGTGCCAGTCCCGTAGCAGCAGGCGCCCGGCCCGGGGGTTGCGGTGCGTCCCGGCCCTGACGAGGGTTTCCTGGTCGGCGGCCCACTGCCTGGCGGCTGTCCGGGTCGGCCAGACCTTTGTGTGTTGGCGGCCGGCGGCGTCGCGGTAGATCGCCTGCCACCTGCCGTTCGGTTGCTTGCGGACGCTGCCCACTACGCGGCCCGCGCTCGCCTGCGAGCCCGCAGCCTGCGGAGTCGGTTCACCGTCACCGGGTCGGCTGCCAGCGCCTCAGTGCGGTTGATCAGCTGACTGAGCAGCTGGTAGTACCGGGTTGCGGTCAGCCCTAGCTCGTCCGCGATCGCCTGCTCCTTGCCGCCGGGGTGGGCGTAGAACCGGCGCTCCATCGCGAGCATCGCCAGGTCGGCAGCGGTGAGCGCGGTCATGGGCGGACCGTAAGCAGCAGGTGCGACATGTGCTCAGCCACCGGCCGGGGTCTCGCGCAGTGTCAAGTACGCCGCCGAGATCCCCTGGCAGTCGGTGGGGCCTACCTCACTAGGAACGCTGCCCGCTAGGTGCTGCATGACGGTGAGGCGCGTCTCGTCGTGGATGCCGTGGGCTACTAGGTCGTCCTGCGCTGCGCTGGCGAACGCCGCTACCTTTTCCGGCGGGTTGTTGCAGTGCGGCAGCAAGGCGTCGAAGGCCGTGGCGTAGGCGCCGACGTCCTCGGTGGCGATCCCGTCTGAGGCGTCCTTGTCGTGCAAGAACTGAGCGAGCATCGCCGGAGACAGCGGGGCCGGCGATGAAGGCGTCTCGGCTGGCGGCGTGTACGAGGACCCGCTGTCCGCCGCCGGGCTAGAGGTCGTCCCACTACCCCCAACAGAGACGCCGATGATGATGGTGAGCAGGATCGCGCCGCCAAGACTGCCTCCCACGATGAGCCCGGTCCGGGACTTTCGTGGCGCCGTGAATTGCCACCCCGCCGGCGCAGGACCCCACGCGGGGTCAGGCTGCCAACCACGCGGAGGGGACCACCCAGCGGGAGGTGCCGGCCAATTCGGGGGGTTGTTCCACTTCGGGTGGGTCATGCGCTGTGCTCCTTCATGGAGAGCCGGCGCTGCAGGTAGCCGCGCTCGGAGGGGTGGAGATTGGCCAAGCGTGCGTCGAGCAGTTCAGCCGTGGTCTTGAGTTGGTCGGCCACTTCATGTCGATCCTCGGACCAGGCGAGCGCGTCGGCTAGCTCGTGCAGGTCGATTGCGCGCCGGGCCGCGTCCCGCACACATGTTCGCTCGTCACTGCAGCCCTGTCGGTCCCCCCGGTCGGCGTGCACCAGCTCGTGCCACAGCACGGCACGCTGTTCCACAAGAAGCAGGCCGGTGCGAAGCACGATCGTGCGGAGGTCGTGGTAGTACCGGCCCCGCTCCGGGATCGGGGCGTGCAGGAGCTGTAGGTGCGGGCGGGCCGCGAGCGCAAGCCAGGGGTCAGCCACCGTGTCGCCTCCTCATTTCTTGCATGGCGGCTAAACCTGCGCGGATCTGCTCGGCCAACGTCTCGTCCTCAACACCAGACAGCGCCGGCTGTGGGCCGACGTCGCTGACGTAGGTCGCATCGTCGCCGGCTGGTCCGACAGAAGCAGCAGTTGTGTTTAGCAGTGCGTCGCAGGTACCGGACGACCATTCCAGTGCGCTCTCGACCAGTGCCAGCGTCTTCGGGCCTGCACTCGCCTTCTCTCCGCGCTCCAGGCCCAGCAGCGTGCGGGTGGACCGCCCCACCTTCTGCGCCCATACCTCGGTGTCCTCGAAGCCAGCCGCTAGCCGCGCTCGGAGCACGGCTCGGCCAAGGCGTCGGTAGTCGGACGGATCGGAAGTCACGAGGGGAAGAGTGACAGGAAGAGATCGGAAGAGTCGAGGAAGGGGGGCAAGAGGTCCCTGTCCGGTTCGTCCCGAAGATCACGCCTGTAGTTCGGGAACGCCACGCCCTCTGACCTGCGATTTCGTGTTCTTGCCGGACATCACTTGACCTTGCTGCCGGTTCTCTCTTACTCTCTCCTTATGGCCGCCAAGCAGACCCGCCACAACGGGTTCACGATCCGCGCTATGCGCGTCCGCGACGGGCACAAGCCCGGGGCATTCGCCAACCTCGTCGGGCTGTCGTACCCGCATTTGGACAACATCGAGAACGAGCGCAAGGACGCCAGCGACGAGGCGCTCTACCGGATCGCCGACCAACTCAAGGTGCCGGTTGACGCGATCCTCCGCGACCGGGATGCCCTCGTCAGCCGCCGCATTGCTGACCTGGTCGCGTCGTGACCGCTCTTGAGTCGGCGTCTCCTTCCGACCTCGTCGGGCGGATCAAGGCCAAGGCTGGTGACCTCCTGGACGTTGTCAAGGAGGCGATGCGCCGCCGCATCTGGATCGACCTCGGCTACACGACCTGGCAGGAGCTGTGCGACGCAGAGTTCCGCGACCTGCAGGTCCGACTCCCCCGCGAGCTACGCGCCGAGCACGTCCGCGACCTGGCCGCCGAGGGCATGAGCACTCGTGCCATCGCCGGTGCGCTCGGGGTGAACCGCGAGACCGTGGCACGGGATCTGAGCGAGGTGGCCGGAACCCAGCCACCTGAGCCGCGACCCGTCACGGGTCTCGACGGCAAGACCTACACCCCTTCACCTCGCCCCATCTGCGTCGCCGAGCCCGCTGTCACCGCTGAGCAGTTCATCGCGCAGCGCGACACCGGCCAGGTGCTGTCCCCCGAGCAGTGGGAGCAGAACAACCAGCCCGACGCGCCCGTGCCGGACACCCTTGCCGCCGCCCGCGCCGAAGCCGCCCGGCACCCCTCAATCGTCACCGGCGAGGCGATGAAACACCTCGAACGTGCCCGCCGCGCCCTGCTCGCCGCTGGAACGCCCACCGAGATCCTCGCCGACCACGACACCGACCCCATCGACACCACCGGCGACTGGCTCTACGAGATCGACGCCTCTATCGCTGTCCTCACCCCGCTCGCAGCCGCGCTGCGCCGCCGCCACATCCGGAGCGTGAAGTGAAGTCCCCCCAGATCATCGCTGAGGTCCTGTCGTCGTGGCGCACCTTCGAGGACGCCGCCGACCGCGCACACGAGTCTTTCGCTCTACTCGACCCGGAGGAAATCGAACGGCTCGCCCTACGGGCGTTCACCGAGGAGATCAGGGCGACGCTGCGTCGCAAGGACAGCCGCGGTGTCCCGCAGTACGGCAACGTCGAGAAGACTGACCCCGGCAGCGGACGGACCGTCCGGCAGTACAAGCAGACCGCGCTGTTCACCGAGGACGACTACCGCAGCGCCATCGCCTCCTGTCAACGCCGGGCGAAGGCCGAGACGCACACGGCCCGAGCGCTGATTGCTGACTGTGCAGCCCGGCTGGACATTCAGCTTCGACTCGACGGTCGCGCCGCATGACCGCCCCCCGCAAGGTCACCCCGGCCCTGCTGACCGTCAACGAGGCTGCCGTCTACCTCAACGTCAGCCGCTCCACCGTCTACAAGCTCAGCGCCCTACGCGGCACCGGCCCCGCGCAGCTCCTCGTCGTGAACCTTCCCGGCACCAGTGTCGTTCGGTTCAAGGTCGCCGACCTCGACGCCCTCATCGCCAGGTCCGTCGTCCACGGCGGCCGGCACGCCGCACCCGTCAAGGCGGCGTCGTGAGCGAGTACTTGGTGGAACTGAAGGGTGATTGCCGCGAGGTCTACATCGTCAACGCCTCGTCTGAGCAGGAAGCCCGCGATAACTGGATGAACGGGAGCCACCTGCTCACCGAGGCAGAAGGCATGGAAGTGCTGTCCGTGCGGCTCGACTCGTGAGCCCCGTCCAGCCCTACCGCGACCTCACCCTCTCCCGCGGCCTGACCTGCCCCGTCCTCGCCGTCTGCGCCGCTGTCATCGCCGCGCTGTGGGCCGGGGTGTTCCTGCTCGCCCTACTCGCCCTGCACCTACACGTCTAACCCACCGCATCGAAGGAGCACCGCCATGCCCAGTACCGCCCGCAAACCCCAGCCCATCGACGACCCGCCCGACGCGGCGCCGGCCCTCGCGGTCGCCCCGAAGACACGCCAGCGCCACGACCCGAAAGCCAAGGCGCAGGCCGCTCTCGACCGCGCCGACGCACGTCTCGGTGCGGTGCACGTCGAGATCGACAAGCACAACAGCGCACTGAGCGCGGCCCACAGGGAGCTTCACGTCGCCAAGCAACACCGCGACTACCTCGCCATGCACCCGCTGCTCGCCGTGCAGGAAGCCCAGTCGCAGGACGCCGGCGAGCCCGCGACAGACGCCGAGGCCGACCTCTCCACTCCCTGAACGACGGCGCCGCCCGCCCCGGCTATGGGACGAGCGGCCTACCGACCACCCAAAGGTACGCCCTACCGACAGGAAGCCACATGACCAGCAAAGCCCCAACCATCCCCGCAGACGGCCACGTCCTGATTCTGCGGACCAGCAACGCCGACGGCACCAGCAGGAACAACTTCCGGTGGCCTGAGTCCGGCCCGGTTGAGTGCCCCGACTGGCAACCGACCGCGGAGTGCGGCCACGGCCTCCACGGCGCCCTGTGGGGTGAAGGCGCCGGCGGTCTGTTCCGGTGGGAGACGGATGCCCGCTGGCAAGTCGTGGAGGTAGCGGCAGCCGACGTGATTGACCTCACGGGCAAGGTGAAGTTCCCCCGAGGTGTGGTCGTGTTCTCCGGTGACCGGATGAGCGCCACGGCGTACCTGGCGGTGCACGGCGAGCCGAACCGGGCTGTGATTGGCGGGACCGCGACCGCCGGGCACAGCGGGACCGCGACCGCCGGGCACAGCGGGACCGCGACCGCCGGGGACAGCGGGACCGCGACCGCCGGGGACAGCGGGACCGCGACCGCCGGGCGCAGCGGGACCGCGACCGCCGGGCACGACGGGACCGCGACCGCCGGGCGCGACGGGACCGCGACCGCCGGGCGCGACGGGACCGCGACCGCCGGGCGCGACGGGACCGCGACCGCCGGGCACGACGGGACCGCGACCGCCGGGCGCGACGGGACCGCGACCGCCGGGGACAGCGGGACCGCGACCGCCGGGCACGACGGGACCGCGACCGCCGGGCGCGACGGGACCGCGACCGCCGGGCGCGACGGGACCGCGACCGCCGGGGACTGGGGGATTGTCGAGCTGCGCTGGTACGACGGCGGCCGCGACCGCATCACCGTCGGCTACATCGGTGAGGACGGGCTGCTCCCGAGCGTCGCCTACCGCTGCGACAGCGCCGGCGAGATCGTGCCCGCGCAGGTGACCGCGTGATTGTCCTTCCCGCCCCCTCGCCACCCGTCGCGTCCGTTGACGCCCGGCAGCGCGTCGCGGACACCCTCACCGACATCGCCGTCCGGCTCGACACCCGGCAGGAGACCACCGAGGCGCTGTCCACCATGCTGTCAATAACCCACAGGCGCGGCTTCACCTCGGACAACGACCGAGCCATCATCGCCCTGATCGCTGCTGCCTACGCCGACAGTGAGCAGACCGCCGCGCTCCTGGACGACCTCGCATCCGCCAGCACCCGCCTGGACCGGCACCGTGCCATCAGCGGGCACGACGAGTGCTGCGGCGGGGAGTGCGACTGCGCCCAGCTCCGTCCCAGGGGTCGCTGCGTCGCCTGCGAGGACGGTCCGACCGACAACCTGTGGGCTGCGCAGGCCGACCTTCTCTGCGACCTCGAGCGGTTGCGGTCCCTCCCGCACCTCCTGCGCGCCGCCCAGGACACGACATGACCGCGCCAGAAATGGACGACTTCAGCGACCTGTGTCGGGTGCTCGGCGGGAGCTCGGACTCGTGGACGGGCCATTTTCTGCTGCTCGTCCGAAAGAGCGACCCTGCTCACAAGGCGTTGCTGCGGCGGGCTGACCCTCGGCTCGTCGTCGCCTCCGAGCTGTGGGACGACGGTGGGTACGCAATGACCGAAGCCGACTTCCTGACCGAATTGAACGGCAAGGTATGGGGATGACCCGCCGCGGTGAGCGGACCCGGACTTTCGCCGTCGTCCTGCTGCTCGCCGCGACCTGCGCGGCGCTTGTGTGGGCGGCCAGTGAAGGCGAAACGTTGCGCTGCCACCGGCTGATCGCGGCGCACAACCCCGCCGCCAGCACGTACTGCGAGGGGCAGCGATGAATGTTCCCGAGCCTAAGTGCGAACACAGCGGGGCGCACGGACCGGGCAGCAAACTCGTGTCCAGCCATAAGGACAGCCACGCCGCAAAGGGCCGCATGGCTTCGGCGCGTGTCTGTCCGCGTGAGGCGTGCGTGGCTGACGCCTCCCGATGGGTCGCAGTGATAGGTCCCGGTCCGGTTTGGGTGGATGGCGTGAGGCGACCATGACCGCGACGGCGAGCCCGGTGCTGGTGCCGGGGAGCCCGGAGTGGATGCGGCTCGCGACAGCGAGCAAGGTCCCGGCGATGCTCGGGCTGTCCCCCTACGAAAGCCCCTTTTCGCTGTGGCACAGGATGGCCGGGCTGATCCCTGCGATCGAGGACAGCGACATCCTGCGGCGCGGGCTATTCCTTGAGCCGGCAATCGTCGCGTGGTGGGCAGACCAGCACCCCGAGATGACCGTGCTGGACAGCGAGACGTGCTACTACCCGCAGGATGCTCGGTTCGCGGCCACCCTCGACCGGATCGTGCGAGATGTCGACTTCAAGGGTCGCTGCCTTGAGGTCAAGAGCAGCGCCGACCGGACTGGGGAGTGGGGCCGGCCTGGCACCGACGAGATCCCGGTGGACTACCGGGTGCAGACGGTGTGGCAGATGTTGTGCACCGGCACGACGATCTGCCACGTCGCGATGCTCGGCGCCTACTTGGAGTTCGCCGAGTACATCGTGCATTGGGACCAGGACGAAGCCGACTTCATCCGCGGCCAGGTTGAGGCGTTCATGGACAGCCTCCCCGACGGGAGCAAGCCCCAGCGCCCGGATATCGACTCGCATGGCGCGACATACCAGGCGGTGCAGCAACTCCACCCCGCGATCAACGGCAGCGACGTCGAACTCGACTACGACCTGACCGTCGCGTACTGCACCGCCCGAACCAAGCTCGCCGCCGCACAGGCTGACGAGACCCACACGAAAAGCCTCGTCGCCGACGCGATCGGTGATGCACGGCGCGGCCGGTATCTCGACCAGACCATCGCGCAACGCCAAGCCAAAGGGGCCGGCACACCCTTTCTGGTTGCCGGCCGGAACCTCCCCAACTTCCAGCAGGAGACCTCATGACCACCACCCAGAACGCTGTTGCTGTCCGGAACGAACGGCAGCAGCAGAACGCCGCCAGCCTCCGCACGTTCATTGAGCGGCTCACCCCCGAGATCCAGCGGGCGTTGCCGAAGGGACTCGACGGGGACCGGATCGCGCGGATCGCGCTCACCCTGCTCCGCACCGACATGCTCGCCTGCAACGCGAAGCGCACCCCCGACAAGGCACTCGTCAACTGCTCGCAGGAAAGCTTCGCCGGGGCGTTGCTGACTGCATCTGCCCTCGGTTTGGAACCTGGCCTAAACGGCGAGGCGTACCTGGTCAACTACGGCGGCGAGTGCACGTTGATCGTCGGCTACGCCGGGATGGCGAAGCTGTTTTGGCAGCACCCGATGGCCCGGCACCTAGACGCGCAGACCGTCTACCACAAGGACACCTTCGACTACGCCTACGGCCTAGACCCGTTCCTCACCCACAAGCCAGCGATCGGGGACCGCGGGTCGATCGTGGCGTACTACGCCGTCGCTGTGCTGAGCAGCGGTGCGAAGTCGTTCATCGTTCTGACCCCGGATGACACACGGGCACTCCGCGGCGGGAAGGAAGGGCCGTCCGGGCAGATCAAGGACCCGATGCACTGGATGGAGAAGAAGACGGCTCTGCGGCAACTATTCAAGCTGATGCCTAAGAGCGCGACTCTCGCCCGGGCCTTGGATGCCGACGAACGCTCCGGCACCGACCTGCGCCGTGAGCTACCCGGCGCGACTGAGCCGGCTGCGATTGAGCCAGCCGAGCCGGCGACCTTCGACACAGAGACAGGTGTCGTCACCGGGCCGGTGGACGGGACCGTGGACCCGGACGAGCCGTCGTGGCCTGCGATGCCAGAGATCCCATCGTGACCACCACCTTGCGCCGTCGGGCGCTGGCATGCCTGCGGGAAGGGCGCGTGACGATCCTGCACGCCGAAGGGGGCGACTTCCCAAACAGAGCGGATGTCGCCCCGGACAGGGTGGTTGCCGCCGTCCAGTCCTCTCGCACAGGTGGCCCGCGGTATGCGGTAGATCTCACTCCCCGCGGCGGCTGGTCCTGTACCTGCGACCGACCTGACTGCGCGCACATCGCTTCCGTGCAGATCGTCGCCGGCCAAGCTGCGCGGGTGCCGTCGTGAGCGCCGTCCTGAGCCCGGACTGCGCCGCCGGGAAGTGCGGAGCGTGCCCCGGTGACGGTTGGGACGCCGACCGGGACTGGATCGCACCGTGCCCCTGCCTGTGTCACCGGACCCCGCTCACGGTCCTGGCAGCGCAGGAAGCCGGGCTGCACGACGGGGACTGCTGCGACCCAGGCGATGCGGCATGAGTGCACCCGACAGCCCTCACGACGACGTCGCTGCGATGATCCGCGCTGCCAACGCCATTCAGCCGTGCTGCCGCGTTGATGACGGCACAGCTAAGACGGTGCGCGAGTGGGAAGCGCTCCACGCACAGAAGCAGCGGCACACAAGGTTTGCGGGGCAGTGGAACCACCTTCTGATGCTCTGGTACCGCCATCGGAACAAGCCATGACCGCCGCCCACAGCTCCGTGCCGGTCCTGTCGGGAAGGCCAGGGCCGGCACGGGCTAGCACGGCCGCGTCAATCGAGGTTGTGCAGTCCGGGACGTGGACGCAGACGATCCACCATCCCGCTTGGGCATGGCGCTGCGACACCTGCGGGTGGCTCGGAGTCGAGCTCATGTCCGAGAACGCAGCCCGCGGCGAAGGCGAACGGCACCTGGAACGCGACCACAGGGCTGCCTTGTGAGCGCATCACGTCGGACCGGCACCGCCTTCGAGAGCGCCGTCGTCGCCTACCTCACTGCGCACGGCTTCCCGCACGTCGAGCGTCGCGCCATGAACGGCAGTGCTGACCGGGGCGACATCGCCGGGGTCGCAGGGTGGGCCGTCGAGTGCAAAGCCGTCCGCGCCCTCGACCTCGCCGGGTGGGCGACCGAAGCCTCCCGCGAGGCCGTCAACGCCCGTACCCCGTGGTGGGCCGTGATCGTCAAGCGCCGCGGGCAGTCAGTTGCGCAGTCCTACGTCGTGCTCAGCCTCGCAACATGGGCCGAGGCCGTCGCAGGTGACCTGCCAGACAACCCCGCCGCCGCCCTTCGCCGGGTCGCGGACATGATCGAAGGAGCGCCGTGAATCCGACTGCCTGGCCGTACACGCTGGCCTACGGCGACCCCCGCCATGGGAGCCGCAACGGGTACGTCAATCTTGCGTGCCGATGCCGGGAGTGCACAGACGCCGAGAGCGCTGCCCATAGGCCAGGGAGAGCGTCTCGGGCCGCTCGATTAGCAGCCGACTCGACACTCGCCCCGCACGGGAACGCATGCACCTACAGCAACTGGCGTTGCCGGTGCGCACCCTGCACCGCCGCCTGGGCTGCGTATCTGCGAGAACGCCGCCGGGCCGCGTCGTGAACACCTGGCTCGGTCTGCTCGCCGCCGCTGGTTGTGAGGTCGCGGTGTGGCGACCCGCCGACCTCGACACGGTGACTGCCGCGCTCGGACCCCGACAGACCCGACTCGCAGACTGGAGCACGCCGTGACCGACAAAGTGAACATGCGGATCACCGAGGTCACCGTCGGCTCAAACGATAACCCGTACGACACGCGGGCGATCACCGTCTCATGGCGCGGCGACGAGGACTACTGCGTCAAGCAGGGCATCCGAGTCTGGTGTGAGCGACGCAAGCGGTGGGAGGCCGAACCGATCCCAAGTGGCCGAACCGATGCGTTCATCGCCCGGACCCGCTATCCCTTCGTGCAGGCACGCGACATCGCCGTCCGGCTTATGGGCAAGCAGCTCAACGAGGCCGCGCCGTGAACCCGGAGCGCCTCTACCTCGTGTGCGTCGAGACCTTGCTCGCCGTCAGCTTCGCGACGCTCGCCGTCTGCCACTGGCTCGACCGGAAGGCGCAACGATGACGACGCCGGCGCGAATCAAGTCGCCTCGAAGAGCTGCGGCTGTCGTCACGGTGCAACCCACGTCGTGGGAGTGGCGGTGCACGTGTGGTGGAGGTTGCACCGGCCTGAAGACCGAGGCTGAAGCTGAGCGTCGCGCCAAGCAGCACCGCGCTCTCCATGGGGTCGGCGCGACATGAGCATCCTCGGTTTCAAGGCGCAGAACCACCCGCAGCAGACCTTGCCTGCGGGGCCGCTGGACGACGTGGACGATCGAGCAACGCACCCGCTGCACTTCGGGCAGTTCTCCGAGCGCCTCGGTCCGTTCACCCTCGACGTGGCGGCCGCCTCGCACAACACGAAGTGCCAGCGTTACTTCGACCGGCAGACGGACGGCTTGCGCCAGTCCTGGGCCGGCGAACGAGTGTGGTGCAACCCGCCGTACAGCGCGATCGAGCCGTGGGTGCGTAAGGCGTGGCTCGAGGCGCCACGCACCCTCGGCATCGTCATGTTGCTGCCCGCGAACCGCACCGAGCAGAAGTGGTGGCAGCGGCAGGTCGAGCCGCGCCGCGACCGAGCCGAGTCCGGGCTGCGGGTCGAGTTCCTGCCCGGTCGCATGCGGTTCATCAAGGCCGGCCAGCTCGACGTCGGGCCCAACGAGCGCCCGCCGTTCGGCTGCTGCCTGCTGATCTGGAGCGGCGCCGATGCGTAGGACCCCGCCCATGATGGTGCATCACCCCGAACGCGATGACAAGAGGGTCGCCCCTCGCGCCACGAACGACCGGTTCACTCTGTGCCAAGCCTGCAAACAGGGTTGCCAAGAGTGTGGCGGCACCGGGTTCGTCCCCGTTGAGATGACCGGCAACGCCGGGCTGACGTGGGGGGAACAGCAGGAAGCCCTAATGCTCCTGCGCTACTGGTGGGAATGGCACCGAGGCGGCCTCGAGCCGGACCTCGCCGTCGTCCAGATCACGAAGCTGCTCCTCGACAAGCACCCGGCGCGCACATAGTGGCCCGCATCCGCTCGGTGAAGCCTGAGCTGCGACGGGACCTCACGGTCGCGGAGTGGCCCCGTGAGGTCCGCTACGCATGGGTGCTGCTCTGGGGATACCTCGATGACCACGGCCGTGGTCATGACGATATGCGGCTGGTCCGCGCCGACCTGTTCCCCTTGGACCGGGACGTCACCGACCGGAAGATGGACGGCTGGCTGGACCGGATGGCTGCCACGTCCGTCGCGCCCGGCAAACCTGTCCTGTGCCGGTATGTCGTGGACGGCCGGCGGTACATGCACGCCCCGAAGTGGAGCCGTTCGCAGCGGGTCAGCCACCCGCAACCGAGCCTCATCCCAGCCTGCCCGATTCACGAACCACTCCCGAACGCCTCCGGAACCATTCCGGAATTACTCCCGAACGACTCCGGAGGCGCTCCGGAACCATTCCGGCCCTCGCACGCGGGGGAGGTTCTAGGGGTCAAGGGAGCAAGGGGTCAAGGGAGCAAGGGCCCGTTCGGGAACCCGGCTGACGCCAGGCCACCTGACGCAGGCACCGTCGTCGCTGCCTACGTCGAAGCTGTCCGACAAGCCGAGGGCATCCTCGACAACCGCGCTAAAGGCCGCATCGCCAAAGACGCCGCGAGCCTGCTCAAGGGCGGCGCGCCACCCGACGTGCTCATCGAAGCCGCCCAACGCCTCGGCGCCAACGGGTTCGCCGACCTCGGCAACGAAGCCCGCCGGCTACACGCCGAACGCAACGGCATCGGCCCCCGTCCCAAGAGCCACGTCGAGCAAGGCGACGAGTTCCTGCGCCAATCGATGCTGCGCGCACAGCAAGCCGAAGCCAGCGGCATCACCCCATTCCGAGCCATCACCGGAGGCAAACCATGACCCCGACCGAGACGACCCGGCTCCTTGCCATCGCCCGCGCTTGCTACCCCGCGATGACGATGCCCGCCGGGATCGATGCCGTCTGGCACGAGCTGCTCGCTGACCTGGACTACTCCGAGGCTGAGGCCGCCGTCCTGACCCACGCCAAGATTGAGACGCGGATCGTCACGATCGCCGACATCCGAACCGGTGTCAGCAAGGCCAAGCGACCGTGGAAGGAGTGGTGACCGACGACCTCGACGGCATGTCGCTGCCGCATGACCCGTACGTCGAACGCACCACCGCCGGCGCCCTGCTCGCCCTCGGCACCGTCCCCGCCGAGTTCACCGTCAGCGCCGAAACGTGGCACGACCCGCACCTATCCGCTGTCGTCGCCGCCTGCCAACACCTCACCGCCGACAGCCGACCGTGCGACCCCGCCGCGGTCCGCACCGAACTGCTCCGCATCGGCAACCGCGGGCCCGCTGTCGACCCGGTGTGGCTCGCGGACCTGTACCGCGACGGCTGCACCGCCGGGAGTCTCACCCACCACGGCCGGACCTTGCTCGCGCTCGCAGCCCGCAGAGCCCTCACCCTCACCGCCGTCCGGGCACTGCAACAAGCCCGCAACCCCGCCGTCGACCCGTACGAAGCCGCCGCCCTTCTCGCCGTACAGACCGCTGCGCTCGCGGACAGCGCCGACCCACCACGACCCCCTACCAGTCAAGATCTGGAGACCTTCATGGCAGGTGATGACAGCTACGACTGGCTCGTCCCTGGACTGTTCGAACGCGGCGACCGCCTGATCGTTACTGGCGGCGAAGGCTCCGGGAAAAGCACGCTGATCCGGATGCTGGCCGTCACGACCGCTAGCGGCGTCCACCCGTTCCAGATCGGACGGGCAGCGACGACCCCGCGGCGGGTCTTGCTTGTGGACCTTGAGAACGGCGAACGACACCTACGCCGAGCTTTACGCGCCCTGTCGCAGCAAGCCACCGACACCGGCCATCCCGTCAGCCCGGGGATGCTCACCGTCGAAAGCCGACCGTCCGGGATCGACCTCACCCGACCAGACGACGCTGCGTGGCTCCGGGCGCTGTGCGACCACCTGCGACCCGAGCTCCTGGTCATCGGCCCGCTGTACCGGATGCACGCCCGGGACATGAACCTGGAAGAGCCCGCACGCGCCCTGACCGCCGTCATCGACAGCATCCGGGCTGCGCACGGCTGCGCCATCGTCATGGAGACCCACGCCGGCCACGGACCATCCGGTCAGGTCCGCAGCCTGCGCCCCATCGGTAGCAGCTTGTTCATGCGCTGGCCTGAGTTCGGCTATGGCCTACGTGACACTGAGGGCGACAGCGGCGTGATGCGCCTGGTGGAGTGGCGAGGGCCCCGCGACGAACGGGACTTCCCGAAGCATCTCGCCCGCGGCGGTCCTGGTGAATGGCCGTGGCGGGAGTACCGCAGCTACCGCAGCGACTGGCAGGGAGCCGCATGAGCAGAACCCGACCGACCAGTTCCGAGCTGAGCGCGTTGCAGCACTCGTGCCGGTCGTGCGAGCAACGAGCAGGCCAGTGGTGCATCGCGGACTACTGGCCAGCAATGGCCACGATCGCGACGAGATACTGGGCGGTAGTCCTGCATCGTCCCAGGTGGGACGCGCTGGCTGAGGCAAACCGGGTGAGCGCATGACCCGCCAGCCACCTGCCTCCGGGCTGGTCCTGCGCCCCTACGACGACAAGGCGTACTGCGTTCATGACCGGACAACCGGCGCAGACCTTGGGTACGTCATAGCAAGGCATGACGACTGGACTGCCTACGGCTTCGGCATGCGGCCACTCGCAGACGGTCGCACCCGCTCCGCTGCTCTCGCAGCCGCTTGGCCCGAGAAGCACCCCACCCGCCCCGCTCAGCCTCCCGGCCTGGTAGGTGGGCAGTCGGGTGAGGGTGACGGTCCGAACGGCCCGCAGAACGACGCACAGACGTGATGTCACGCGCCGAGCTGACACCCATCGCGACGGAAGCCGACCTCATCGCCGCCGCTGCGCCACCGGGCATCTACGGCAACGTCACCAGGTGGATGATCCAACTGATAGGTGACCACTGCATCCCGGCCCCTGACGGCGGCTGTCGCTGCTTGCACTCAGACGTGGAAGACGAGACCAAGCTCTATGGGGTCGAGTGGGACCCGACCTTACGGCTGTGACCACCCGACACACAGATGGGGGAGCGGCATGACGGTTCGGTGTAGCAGGTGCGACTGGCGCCCTGACGACGAGCTTGCTGCTGAGGTCGGCCACCGCGAGCAGCTCGCCTTCCACGCCGCCGAGTCCGATCACCCCCTCTGCATCTGCTGCATGAGGTCGCTGCAGAAGTTCGAGAACGGCTTCACCTGCGACGGGTGCCTCAACGAGGCTCGCGTCCTGCTCGCCGGCATCGTCACGATGTGGCAAGAGCTCCCCCAACACCTCGGTCACCTACGGTCGCCGAGCTACGACAGCGACCGGCCTGGCGCCAGCGACGGCCGGCCGCTCCTCGGCGGGGACCTGCTCGCGATGCTCGCGAAGGGCAGCCGCGGGGACAGCGAGGACGGGCACAGCACGAAAGACGGCGATCTGTTGTCCGTCAGCTTCGAACTTGGCTGGTGGGCGGAGGAGTGGCGGCAGCTCCGAGGCGAACGTAAGCCGCTGCGGTCCGCCACGCAGATCACCGGCTACCTAGAGCGCAAGGCTCAGTGGGCGGCTACCAGCTTCCCCGGCTTCGACCGGTACCTGATTGATCTCCGCAAGGTGCACGGGATGCTCGAGCGCGCCACCTGCCGGCACACGCGGGACGAGCGCACCAACACCGACTGCTTCCACTGCGGTGGTGTCCTGACCCGCCGCACCCAACCCGACGGGCTCCTCGACACCGACGCGACCTGCCGGACCTGCCGCCGCCGCTACACCCCCGCCGAGTACCTGCTGGCGCAGGCCGACACGATCACGACCGCCCGGGAGTCTCTCGGCTGGGTCACCGTCGCCGCCGCCTCTTTCGCAGCGCAACGCTCCACGAAGACAATCCGGCAGTGGGTCGAGCAAGGCAAGATCCCTCAAGAACCCGATCCGGTTACCGGAGCCATGCAGGTTTGGTACCCGGCCATACACGAACTCGACACGACTACGGCGCGTCAGCTGCGGCGCGCTTGACAAGATCCTCACGCTCACAGACACTCAGCGTGACAGCACGACTATGCCCAGGGCACCAACTGGGAGGCGACGTGACGCACTCAGTGTGGGTGGAGCCGTGGCGCTGTCTGCTACTCGGGCACGCCTGGCGGGACGTACCGATGAAGCTCGCTCCCGATGGTGTGTGGCGGCCAACTCGCTGGGCGTACCGATGCCGGCGCAGGAAGTGCCAGACGTGGTGGACCGGACAGTGACGGCGACTCCCCGGGTCTGCACCGGGTGCAATACCCCACTCACTCACACCGCCGGCATGACCGTGCTGTGCAAGCACTGCGACCGCCGCTGTGAACGCCTCGCGTGCACCCGGTGCCTCCACGCAAGCCGCACCCCCACCGACCGGCGATGACGTGAACACCATGAGGGGGGGAACGTGGTAGCCGCCCGCCGAACCCGGACCATCATCACCGCAGAACGGGACAGCAAGGCTGCGCATCTACGGGCACAGGGACGCACGTACCGCCAGATCGGCTCCGAGATGGGTGTCCAAGTCGCCACGGCGTACAAGATGGTTGGCCGTGCAATCGCGTCCGCTCCGGTCGAGGCCGTCAACGAACTCCGCGCGATCGAGTCCGAGCGGCTGACGGCGGTGATCGCGAAGGCGTGGGAGATCGTGCACGCCGACCACCCGTACGTCAGCGCCGGCCGGTTGCTGACTGGGGTGCAGGACGCCGGTCCGGTCCTCGCCGCTCTGAACCTGATCCGGACCACGTCCGAGAGCCTGCGGAAGTTGTACGGCTTGGATGCCCCCGCCCGGCAGACGATCACTGTCATCACCGAGGACGCCGTCGACGCCGAACTGCGGCGGCTCGAGACCGAAGTGGCCGCGCTTGATGCGGAGGTCCCAGCGGGAGGGTAAGCGATGACAGCAGCCGCCCCCCGGACCGTCATCGAAGCCCCCCCGGACAAGATCCGTCGGCTGGCCGAGATGCAGGAACGGTTGCGGCAGGCCCACACGGACAGCATGAAGCATCGGGTGTTCCCGCTCCTGGGCTACGAGCCGACACCGAAGCAGCAGAAGTTCCACGACGCTCCCGAGTTCGATGTGCTTTTCGGCGGCAGCCTCGGCGGCGGGAAGAGCCTCGCTCTGCTGATGCAGGGCATCCATGACTGCGCCACCCACGCCGGGCTGCGAGTTGGAGCGTTCCGCCGCTCCTACCCGGAACTGCAAAGCTCACTGATCGCCGAGCTAGGCAAGTACGGGTTCGCCCACGCGCTCGGCGCGTCGTGGAACGGCACGGACCGCGTCCTGACGTTCCCCAACAACAGCGTGATGATGTTCCGGTACGCCGAGAACCTCCAAGACGCCAGCAGGCAGCAAGGCGGGGAGTTCCAACGCCTGCTCATCGACGAACGCACCCTGATGCCGCCCGATGTCATCACCTACCTCGAGAGCCGCCTGCGGTCAGGGCGCAAGAGCGTCCCGGTGCTGGGAATTCGGTCGAGCACGAACCCCGGCGGTGTCGGGCACGGCGCTGTGAAGACCCGCTACATCGACGCGTACACCGTCGTCAACGGCCAGCGCATCCCCGGTACGAACTACGGGCAAAGCACCTACACCGACGTCCGTGGCCGTCAGGTCCGGTTCATCCCAAGCCGAGCCGCCGACAACCCGCACCTGAATGCCGAGTACCTCACCGACCTCGACGGCCTCCCCAAAGCGCAACGTGCCGCGTTCCGTGACGGATCGTGGGACAGCTTCGCCGGCCAGTACTTCCCCGAGTGGAACCGCGACCGGCACGTCATCCGTCCCTTCTCGGTTCCAGGGGAGTGGCACCGCGTAGCCGGAGTCGACAAAGGCAACATCCACCCATGGGCTGTGGAATGGGTTGCGCAGGACGGCGACGGACGGGCCTACGTCTACCGCGAGATCTACCGCCCCGGTGTCAACATCAACGACCAGGGCCGGCTCATCGCCGAAGCTGAAGCACCTACGGGTGAGCAGGTCACGCACTTCGGTGGGCACGACCTGTGGGGCAAAGTCGGGGAGCAGCACACCGCCGCCGAGCGCTACCGCCTCGCCGACCTTCGGCTGGTCCAAGCCGACATCAGCCGCATCCCCGGCTGGGACCGGATGCGGACCTACCTCAACGAAGCCCCCGCCTGCGACTCCCACCGCGCCCAAGGCTGGGACACCTGCCCGTTGCTGCACATCTTCTCCACCTGCACCGGGATCATCAGTGAGCTACCGAACCTGGTTCACGACCGGCTCCGCCCCGAAGACCTGACGAAGACCAGCGATGATGCCGCCGACGCCCTGCGCTACGCCCTCATGGCGCTACCTGACCGGCCGGAACGGATCCTGCTCCCGAACCCGACGCCGGACTACGACCGGACCGGACGGGGCCTGACCGACGACCTGCTCAGCGCCGCCTTCTAACAGCCGGGAGGCCTCGCCGTGCCCGAGCTGAGCCCATCCCTCGAGACCGAGATCGGCACCGCCCAGCCCTACGGCTGGAACTACTCGACGTCGTCCTACCCGATCGACCTCACCGAGCAGAACGCGGCAACGGCGTGGCCGGCATCAGTCGCCACCTACGACCTGATGAGCAAAGACGCCCAGGTCGCTTCGCTGTACCGGGCGGTGACCCTGCCGATCCGGCAGGCGCAGTGGAGCATCGACCCGAACGGCGCCTCGGATGAGGTGACGGCGTTCGTCGCCGACGACCTCGGCCTACCGATCCTCGGCGCCGCGCCCACCACCCGCCGCCGGGCCAAAGGCAGGTTCTCCTGGCCGGACCATCTCCGGCAGGCACTGCTCAGCCTCCGGTACGGCTTCATGCCGTTCGAGCAGACCTACCAGATCGTCGGGTCCGGCCCGAACGCCCGCGCGCACCTCAGCAAGCTCGGCCCACGGATGCCACAGACCATCAGCAAGATCAGCAGCGACGCCGGCGGCGGCTTGGCAAGCGTCACCCAAACCATCGCCGGCCAGAAAGGCGGCGCCCCCGAAGACATCGGCGTGGACCGGCTTGTCTTCTACTGCCACGAACGTGAAGGCGCCGCCTGGCAGGGCGTGAGCCTGTTCCGGCCGATGTACCGCGAGTGGCTCCTGAAAGACCGCCTGATCCGGGTCAACGCCATGACGTTGGAGCGCAACGGCATGGGTATCCCGATCATCGAAGCCCCACCCGGTGCGATCAAAGCCGACATGGACATGCTGGCGAAGCTCGCGCAGGAATGGCGGGCAGGCGACAAGGCCGGCGGGTCGATCCCGCACGGCACGAAACTCGCCCTGAAGGGCGTCGAAGGGCACCTCCCGGACATCCTCGCCGCGTTGCAGTACCACGACGCCGCGATGAGCAAGCTCGTCCACGCGCAGTTCCTGGAACTCGGCGGGCAGAAGACGTCGGGGAACCGGGCGCTCGCCGGGGTGTTCCGGGACTTCTTCGACCTCGGATTGGACGCGATCGGTCAGGGCATCGCCGATGTCGGCACCGATCACATCGTTGAGGACATCGTCGACCTCAACTTCGGCGAGGACACTCCCTCACCCCGGCTGATGGTGGCGCAGGTCGCGATCGACGAGGACTTGACCCCGGAGCAGGCCGTGGCCCTGTCCGAAGCCGGGATCCTCACCGCCGACGACGACCTCGAGGCATACTTCCGGACCCGCTACCGCCTCCCCCGCCGCCCGGACGGTGAACCACGGCCGGTTCAGCGCCTCGGTGGCGGCACCACCCCGCTGGTCGCAGCGAGGCAGGGACGTACCGCCTCGCACCGCGTCACCGCAGCGGCGGCAGGGGATGGTGGGGAGGCCGGTGATGACCTCCCCGAACCACTGGGCACTCTCTATCGCCGCAGGCACGCCTTGGAAGTTGCACAGAACACCTCGTTGGCTGCTGTCCTGCCGGTGTGGCGGGCATCGGTCGACCTGACCGCCGTTCTGGCCGCTACTGGGATCGTGCAGGCGGACAGCGTCCAGCCGTCCAGCCCGGACCCGCGAGCTCTCGCCGCGGAGGTCGCCGCGGAGCAGGCCCTGACGTCTTCGCTGACCACGAACGCTGGGCAGGCACTGCGGGACACTGCGCACACCGGCCTGGTGCAGTCTTACGCTGAAGGTCAGGCCGGGGCGCGGCAGCTCGTGAGTGTCACGACCGGCCAGATCGGCGTCGACCTCGCCGCGATGAGCGTTGACTTCGCTGATGCGGTCGCCGCCGCCGACAACCTCGACTCGCTGTGGACCGAAGCCGATGCGTGGCTCGCCGAGCACGTCGGTGTCGTGTCCCGCGCCCTCGGTGACGCCGTGGGGCAGGCACTGACGGACGGAACCGGCCGCGATGAGCTACTCAGCTCCCTTGAGGGTGTCATTGAGGACGGCACGCTTGCGGAGGTGCTGTACGACCACGCGATGGCGACCGCGCTCGGGCAAGGCGCCGCGGACCTGTACCAGAGCGAGAACGTCGCCTCGGTGGACTGGTCCACCGCCGGGGACAGCCGCGTCGACCAAGTGTGCGAGACGTACGAGACCAACAGCCCGTACGCCCTCGCTGACGCACCCAGCGTGCCAGCCCACGTCGGCTGCCGTTGCAATATTCAACCCGCCGACGACGCGATCCGCGCTTTGCTCGCCCCTGCCTCTGACGGTCTCAGCGCCGAGTAGGAGGTCCGTCGTGACGACTCCCACCGTCCTGGCCGCACCGATCCTCGGCCACGTCGAAGGCGTCGACCTCATCACCACCGGGACGTGGGTCGCCGCTTCTGGCCCCTTCCTGCCCACCACCGCGATCATCGCCGCAGCCGTCGCTGCCCTTGACTGCCCCGCAGTCCGCAAACCCGTCCTGAAAGCCGGGCACGACGGCAACCACGGCGTCGGGGAACCAGCACTGGGCTACGTCGACAACCTCCGCCTCGGCGACAACGGCCGGACCTTGCTCTCGGACTGGCGCGGGATGCCCGCCTGGCTTACCGAAGCCGACCCCGACGGCCAGAGCATCCTCGCCAGCGCCTACCCGGACCGCTCCATCGAAGGTGAGTACGCCTACCACTGCCAACTCGGCCACGAACACCCCTTCGTCGTCCACGCCGTCGCGCTACTCGGCATCGAACGACCCGCGATCGGGACGCTCCAGTCACTGCAGGCGCTGTACGGCGTCGTCGCCGCAACCAGCGCCAGCCCCGGCGGTCACCTCGTCACCCTCACCCACCAGGAGAGCCCCGTGCCCGCTCAGGTCACCGCAGCCACCACAACCGACGATGTGCGGCGCGCGTTCTACCTCACCCCAGCCGGCTCGGACTGGGACGTGTGGATCCAGGAGATGTTCATCGACCCCCCCGAGCTGATCGTCGCCGACGACGACAACGCCGGACTGAGCCGGGTGCCGTACACCGTCGACAACGCCGGGGCAGTCACCTTCGGTGACTGGCAGAACGTCAAGGTCACCTACGTCGCCGCCCGGGCACAGGCAGCCCCGGCCGCCGTCACCTACGCCACCCACGACGAGAGCCGCGCCGTGACGGCAGCGGCCACCACCCAACAGCTCCCGCCGGCACCCGCCGCCGGGATGGTCGCCACCGCAGGTGGCACCACCACCGCACTGGAGGAGCCCATGCCGGACACTCTGTCCGTTGGTCTGCGGGAGCGACTCGGCGGCACCCTCGCCGACGACGCCGACGAGGCCACTCTGCTCGCCGCGCTTGACGAGGCACTCGCCGAACGCGCCGACACAACCCCGCCCGTCCCGACCACCGCACCCGCACCGGCCGCGACTGGCACGGTCCTGGTCGACGCCACCCAGCTCCAGCAGCTCCGCGTCGACGCCGCCGCCGGGGCGCAGGCCCGCGCCACCCAGCTCGTGGAGCAGCGAACCGGACTCGTCGACGCCGCAGTCCGTGACGGTCGTGTCCCACCCGCCCGCCGGGACGCATGGATCGCCCAGCTCACCGCCGACCCCGGAGCCGAGACCGTCCTGGCGTCCCTCGCGCCCATCGCCGTCCCGCTGACCGCAAAGGGCTTGGACACCGACGAGAGCGGTCAGGCCGCCGCGACCGTCACCGCCATCCACGAGACCCCCGCCTACAAGAACTGGAGCGCCGGCCGATGAGCGGTATCCCGATCCACCTCAAGATCGGGCCGAAGACCTACACCCCCGCCGAGAACATCCTCGGTGGGCAGGTGGTCGAGGCCCGCCCGAACGGCCGCATCGGCGTGGCCGCCGCTGGCAGCGTGACCACCCTTGGGGTGGCGCTGTTCGACGGTGAGGCACCGGAGGCAGTCGCCCTCGGCACCACGGTCGTCAACGGCCGGCCGCTGCTGGTCGCCGGGTTCACCCCGGTCGCCGTCGCGGTCGCTTACAGCGGCATGGAGGTCCCCGTGACCTACAGCGCCGCTGCCACGCTCGGGCAGCAGCTCGTCGTGACCGCGAACGGGCAGGTGGCGCCCGGCGGCAGTGCTGCCATCCCGGCCCGCACGTTCAACGATGGTGCGACGACCCTCAACAGCGCCGTCGTGACCAGCGCCACTGCCGCCTTCACCGCCGCAGACGTCGGACGTGGTATCTCCGGCGCGGGTATTCCGGCGGGCACGACCGTACTGTCCGTCCAGTCCGGGACGTCCCTGACGATGAGCGCGAACGCCACGGCCACCGCCGCAGGCGTCAGCGTCACGCTCGCCGCAGTCGCCGCCACGTCGGCTGCCGCCGGCACGGTCGTCGGCAAGTGCACCGACACCACCCCGGCAGGCGTCGCCGCCGGGACCACCGGTCTCATGACCATCCTCTAGAAGGGGCCGACATGCCTGTTGGTGTTCTCAGCATTTCCGACGGTGCGCGTACCACCGTCAACGATCTCATCGGTGCGCCGATGCTGATCCCGGCCAGGATCTTGGATCTCCTGTCCAACCACTTCATCACCGACACGATCTTCCGTGACGCCGGCCCGAACGCCAACGGCCTGGTCGAGTACCACGAGAGCAACCCGCTGTACCTCGGTCAGGACGTGGAGACCGTCGCGGAGTTCGCGGAGATCCCCGTGGCCGCCGGTCAGCTCGGGCTGCCCCGCATCGCCTACGCGCTGAAGAAGGCGCTTGGCATCCGAATTAGCCGCGAGATGCGCGACGAGAACAAGATGCAGTTCGTCGCGCTCCAGCTGACCCAGCTCGTCAACACGATCCGGCGGGCGGATGACCGGGCGTTGCGGGCCGCGCTGATGGACCCGCGCATCCCGACGATCGCGGCGACGTTGGCCTGGACGGACCCGAACGCCCAGGTCCGCCGGGACATCGCCAACGCCGCGTTCCAGGTGGGTTTGGCGAGGCCGGCGGCGAGCCAGCAGGACGACGTGTTCGGCTACGTCGCCGACACACTGGTTCTGCCGAACAGCGTCGTGCCGGTGCTGCAGGCCAGCGACAACTTCAACCGGATCTACGTGAACAGCCCGCTGGTATCCGAAGCGATCAGCTACACCGGCCGGCTGCCGCAGAAGGTGCTGGGTCTGGACACTTTGCTGTCCTGGTCCTGGCCGAACGATCGGGCGCTGGTCGTTGAGCGCAAGACGCTCGGCTTCTACAGCGACACCCGGCCGCTGGAGGCGACCGGGTTGTACGGCGAGGGCAACGGGCCGAACGGCGGTCCCACCGAGTCATGGAGGTCAGACGTGAGTCACAAACGAGCGATGGGGGCCGACCAGCCCCTGGCCGCCTGCTGGATCACGGGGGTGAACGCGCCGTGACCACCCCCGTGGACGTGAACAGCATCCAGGCAGGCGACTACGAACTGGTCGCCGAGCTGTACGACCAGCCCGCGCCCGGGTTGAAGCCCAGCGACCCGTTCGACTTCACCCGTTACAAGAAGGGTGACGTGGTGAATCTGAGCGTCACGGAGGCCAAGCGGCTGGTCACGGCCGGCGCGGTCGTGAAGCCCGGGGAGGCCGAAAAGATGCGCGCCCAGGCGATGGCCGCGTCAATGCAGGCGCACCTGGCAGCGCTTCCGGACGAGGTGCGGGGCGAGATCCTGGCGACGTTCCAGCCGCCCGAACCGGCTGCGCCTGCCGACCCGCAGACGCCGGTCGAGCAGCAGCACAACCCGGCCGCCACCCCGGCCGCCCGAGTCAAGAAGTAGCAACCCAGGGCCCACCGGGGGCCTTGGCACCGCCCGGCGGCTGACGCGCATCGCGAGCAGAGTTCTGCCGTGGTCAGACCGCTCGCAGCACGACGCGTGGCGCGCCGGCTACCTCGAAGGCCTTCACGACGCCCGCACTTACGCAACTCCTGACACGGAGTAGGAGATCTGCTGTGGCTATTGTCGTCGCGACTGGCACGACCGGACCGGGGGACGTCGCGGTCTACCTGCAGCAGCGCATCCGTACGCGGGACGGCAACACCGGCGGGACGCTGGACGCGACCACGGTTCCGACCGCCGCGCAAGTCCAGGCCCTCATCGGCAAGGTCACTTCTGACGTGACCGGCGGCCTGGGTGTCATCCCCCCGGCCTTGGCTGGCCTAGTCCAGACCGCCGTCGAACTCGGGACCGCGACGCTGGTGCTTCTGCAGTTCTTCGAGAACGACCAGTCCTACAAGGACCTCGACGCCCGCTACCAATCGTCGCTGACCCGGCTGCGGGAAGCCGTCGACGTCGCGAACACCACCGGGGACCCGAACGCGGTCAGCGCTGAGGACGGCAAGGGTGGGAAGGGCAACGCGGAGCGCCCCCCGGCCCCGTCGTTCAGCTTCCCCATTACTCAGCCCAGCACCTACAGCTACCCGTTGCCTGTCACGACCGCCTATGAGCGGTACTAGTGACGGCGCCACTGAACCCACCGACCGGGACGGCCGTTGATCTGGAATGTGCATGGCTGAGCGCCGACCCGGCCGTGACTGCCTACCTGCCCGGTGGGGTGCTGCCGTGGATGCGGACCCGCGCCGAAGGTGTGAAAGTCGCTGAGTTGCGGCTGGAACGCACGGAGGAACGCCGGCAGGCCAACGGCCAGTCTGAAGTCATCCACCAAGTGATCCTGCGGGTGTCGTGGCCGACCGCGAACGCCGCCTCCAGCTCCGCTGATGACCAGGCGTATCTGCATGGGGCCTGCACCGCTCTACGTGCCCGGATCCGTGGGGTGCTGGGGGATCACACCCACGGCGGGGCGTTCGCGTCCGCTGGTGATACCGCAGACGGCAACGCCCGCGGTATCGACGTCACCTACGAAGACCCGCTGCGCACGCCCACCGAGGGCAACCCGGTCCTACTCGCGGTCATCCGGTACGGCCTGACCGAAAACCTGCTCACCGCCTAGGAGCCGCTGTGAAGACCGTGAAGAACGTCACCGACCAGACCCTGATCTTCCCGACGCTCAACCCGCCGCTGAGCCTGGCGCCCGGTGAGGTCGGTGAGGCCAACGTCGAAGCCGACATCAACCTGATCGGCACCGAGAAGGCGCTGAAGAAGGACGACGTCACCGCCGGCAACGCAGATGCGGCCGCCGCAGTCCCCGTCACCGACCCGGCACCGGTCCTGACCGACGCGACGCAGCTCGCGCACCCCGCCGCGACCGTCCCCGGCGTCGAACCGATCGCCCCGGACACCCCACCCGCCGCCTGACCCAGCCCGCCTGACCTTCACCTCGCTCGACTGTCCCAGGAGGACCCGTGTCCAAGCTCAGCAGGCTCTCATACGTCGGGCTCGGCAAGGAGACCGTCATGGGGACCGCGGTTGCCCCCACCGTGTTCCCGCCGACGACCGCGAACGGCCCGGAAGACATCATCGCGCCGTTGCGGGACGAGTCCTTCCGCGGCAACGACAGCCTCCTGCAAGGCCTGTACGGCGGCGCCGCCGACAGCACCTACGACATCGCCGGGATGCCCTACCCGGACACGTTCGGGAACTTCCTGCGGGCCATCATCGGCCCGGACGTGGTCACTGCTCCCGTTGCGCCCGCGACCCTGAGCGGGCACCTGTTCAAGAGCAACAACACCCAAGCACCCACCTACACCCTCACCGACTACGACCTCGTGGAGGCCCGGGCGTTCCCCGGCTGCCTACTCAGCGACCTCAACATCAAGATCGACACGAAGGGCGCGGTCACCTACGACGCGAAATGGATGGGCTGGCCGTCCGCCGGCGCCGCGACTCCCGTCCCGCCGTTCACCGCCCTGCAGCCGTGGTTGGGGTGGCAGCTCACCTGGTCCGCCGGCGGCGTCAGCAGCACCCGCGTCGAGACCACCGACCTGAACTTCAAACGAGCCGTCGACATGATCGCGGGCAGCGACGGCATCCAAAGCCCCCGTGAAAGTTTCGCGGAAGGCCTCGGGTTCACCGCCACCGCCAAGATCCTGTTCGAGGACAACACTGACCTCAACCGGTTCCTGACCTACGCGCAGCAGGCCGTCACTGCCACCCTCACCCAGCCCCTTTCGCAGGGCGGCGCGATCCTGGCTGTCACCTGCTCGAAGGCGTCGTGGAACAAGGCGAAGCGGGACATGTCCGGGAAGTACGCCACGTTGGACGTCAACATCGACGGGGTCTACAACGCCACCGACGCCGGCCCCGCGCAGGTCACGCTCACCGGCCCGCAAGCAACCGCCTACTGATGGACGACGACCGCCCCGACGAGATCGTCGTCCTACTCCCCGACGACGACGACGACCCTGCGCCTGCCTGGGCGCGGGAGCTTGCCAACCGATTCAACCAGATGGAGACACGCATCATGGCCGACCAGGACAAGCTCGACACCGACGTCAAGGCCCTGCTCGCTGGGCTAGGCAACGTCGAGAAGGAGGTCGCGGCGCTGAAGGCCCAGCCGGCCGCCCCGAGCCTAGACTTCACCGGCTTGGACGCGGCGGTCGCCCGGCTCCAGACCGACGCGCCCGCGCCAGCGGCCCCGCCTGCGGCGACACCGCCCACGGCACAGCCCGCGACACCTGCGACACCGCCTGCCGCACCCTCCCGGCCGCTCTACACCCACGTCGGGAACACCCCGATCGACAGCGCCACCTGGCCCAAGGCGTCCGAGACCGCCGCGAACGGCGAGACGCTTTACACCTTCAGCGGCGACACCCCCGGCGCCGGGCACACTGGCACGTCCGCCGAGTGGGTGGCCTACACCCCGCCCGCTTCCGCCTGACCCCCCTGTAGCGCCTCACCCGTCCGTGCCTGGCTTCTCCAGGAACAGGTGCGGGCGGGTGAGAGCACCAACCAACCCTGGAGACCGCAGATGAGCAGCAACCGAACGATCACCCAAACCTTCGAGGCGCTCGGCGACGACGTATACGTGACGATCAAAAACCCGGACTTCTGCACCGACGCGCAACTCGCCCCCAAGACCGACATCTCCAAGATCAAGGACCGGGGTAAGCAGACAGAGGCAGCGGACCGGTGGCTCGCCTCGTTCGTCGTGGACTGGAACGTCTACGACACCACCGACGAGAGCGACAGCCCGGCGGTGCTGGGCGACCCCGACGAGCACACCATCGCCTTGTGCTCAGCGAAGATCACTAGGTGGATTGTGGCGCAGGTCCAGGCCGTCTCCGACCCTCTCTAGACCCCGTCGAGCAGATCACCGAGGACTACCGCCGGTGGGCGAGTGGCGAACTCAACCCGGACGGTGCCCTTGACGACCGGGGTGTCCCCGCCGCCTACCCACTGCCTGGGCACGGCGTTGACTTCGAGCTCGCTGAGGCGTTCGGGTGGACATGGGAGCAGGTACAGGCAACACCGCTGCTGATCCGGCGGCTGTGGTTCCAGTTCCTGATGGTCCGGCGCCTCATCGAAGCTGAACGCAGCGAACGCCAGCAAGCCGCGACCCCGCCGACCGACCAGGACCGCAGAGGCGCCCAGGACGAGATAGCCGCCGCGCAGGCTGCGGTAGCGGCGCAGGAGGCTCGTGGTGGCTGAGGAGTTCACTACCGCCGCCGTCGTGCGCCTTGAGGCGCGGCTGTCGGCCACGACGGGCATTGCGATGCAGCAGGCCGTCCTGGCGGTCGCGCTTGCCGGCGAACGACAGGCGAAGCTCAACGCCAGTAGCGGTGCGCACCGCAAAGGCACCAAGACACCCGCGACCCGCTACGAGACCGGGCCGGCCAGAATCTCCGGCAATCTAGTGCGCAGCGTCACCCACGACCGGGTGACCCGCGAAGGCACCGTGTTCACCACCCGGATCGGTGTCGCAGGGTCCGCGCCGTACGGCAAGTGGGTCGAGAAGCTCGGCTACGAGTTCATGGCCCCCACGTCCCGGTTCCTCAAGACCATCGTCGTCCCCGTCGCTGAGGCCGCGTTCCGCGCGGCGTTCCGCGCCCGATAGAGGCAGGGGTGCGCTGTGGCTGAAGACGTCACCGATCTTGTCATCAACCTCATCGGCAACAGCACGTCCGCGGTCGGTGCGTATGAACGGGCGACAGTTGCCGGCACCGAAGCCGCGGCCGCTGCCGAGCGGGCGAAGGTCGCGACGGTCAGTGCGGGTGAGGCCAGTGCGGTCGCTGGTGGCGCTGCCGCCCGGGCCGCTGGTGATGTGGAGCGAAGCGGCAACCGGTGGACGGCCGCTGCCGAGCGCGGCAAGCAGTCCTTCAAGGGCTTGGGGCTGGCCGCTGCCGCCATCTTCGTCGGTTCGATCTACAGCGCGGTCGAGTTCGAGAAGCAGATGGAGCTGATCCACACCCAGGCCGGCGCGTCGCAGGCCGAGGTGAAGAACCTCACCGGCGCGGTCCTGGCGATGGCCCCGGCAGTCGGGATCGGCCCGACAAAGCTCGCTGAGGGCCTGTACCACATCGAAAGCGTCGGCTACCGCGGTGCGGACGCCATGAAGGTGCTGAAGGCCTCCGCTGACGGCGCGAAGGTCGGCAACGCCGACCTGGACGCGACGACCTACGCCCTGACGTCGGTGATGAACACCTTCGGCCTGAAAGCCTCCGATGCGGGCCGGACCATGGCCCAGCTCAACGCGATCGTCGGTACCGGCGACATGCGGATGCAGGACCTGAACGGCGCGATCGGCTCCGGGTTCCTTGCCGCCGCCGACACGTTCGGGATCAGCTTGCAGTCCGCCGGCGCCGCCCTGGCCTACCTGACGGACCGCGGGTCGAAGGCGGACGAGAGCGCCACCCGACTGAAGATGAGCTTCGCCCTGCTCGGTGCGCCCTCAGGCAAGGCCGCCGGTCTGTTGAAGGCCATCGGGATCAGCGCCGAGGAAGTACACGCACGGACCGGCGCGATGACCGCGGCGCTGAAGAAGTCCGGGCTGACGACGCTGCAACTCTCGCACGACCTCAAGCAGCCCAACGGCCTCGGTGTCGCGCTGCAGGACCTCAAGACGCACCTGGCGAACTCCGGGCTGTCCGCGTCGCAGGCCGCCACCCTGATCTCCAAGGCGTTCGGTGGCGGCCGGTCCGGCGCCGCGATCATGAGCTTGTACGCGCACCTGGACGTCCTGAAGCAGAAGTTCGACGCGCAAAGCGTCGCGGCGAAGAACTTCGGGCAGGACGTCGAGGCGACGCATCACACAGCGGCGTTCGCGATCGACGCGCTGAAGGCTTCCGTGTCGACGCTGGCCATCCGATTGGGGACGGCGTTGCTCCCGGCCTTTCGGCGCGTTGTCCAGATCGTCACTGAAGTCGTGGCGTGGCTCGGGAAGCACACGGCTACCGCGACCGCGCTGGCTGGCTTCCTAGGCGGGGCGATGCTGATAGCGCTCGCCGCCTACACCGTCTCCATGGTCGCCGCGGCCGCCGCCACTATCGCCGCGACCTGGCCGATCCTGGCGGTCATCGCCGCGCTTACACTGCTGGTCGCCGGTTTCGCATACGCGTGGCAACACTCGGAGTCGTTCCGGGACGTTGTCCTGAAGGTCATTGACGTCGTTAAGACTGGCTTCTACGCCGCGGTTTACCTGATCTTGGGTTACCTACACACGCTGGCGGAGTTCTGGCTGGAGACGGCTGGCGGAATCTTGCACGCAGCCGCTCTAATGCTCGGGTGGGTGCCGGGTCTCGGAGGCAAGCTGAAAGCGGCCGACCGCGCCTTCCGCGGGTTCAAGGACGGCGCCCTCGACACGATCAGCAAGCTGCAAGACGGCATGAAGACCCGAATGGAAGCGGCGGCGAAGCAGACCGCTTACCAGTCGGCGTTGACCGGGCAGGCGCTGAAGGCCGGCATCCTGGATCGGCTCCCGGCGTATCAGGCGATTGCCGACAAGTACGGCAAGACGCTCCCGCAGGTGCTCCGGGACGCCCGCCTGCCAGCGGGCGATGCGGCAAAGATCATGACGCAGGCCGTTGACGCTGGCGTCCGGTCCCAGCTCGACCGGGTTCGGGCGGGCGGTCAGCGGATAGGTGCGGGTGTTGTCGAGGGAGTAGCGGCGCACGTCGGGCTCGCGGGCCAAGCCGGCCAGAACCTGGCGATGAGCGCCCGGGGTGGTGTGTCGAGTGTCGGTGGGTTCGACCAGCTCGGGCAGAACGCCGGCCAGGGCTACGTCAACGGCATGCAAGGCATGATCCAGCAGGCGTCGAACGCTGGGGCGAACATCGCCGCGGCAGCGATGGCGGCGGTTCAGTCCGCGCAGCAGTCCCACAGCCCGTCGCGGATGTTCCACAACCTCGGCAGGCACGCCGGGCAGGGTTATGCGCACGGCATGCGTTCCACCCACGGCATGATCTCTGAGGCGGCGCGGGACGCGGTGCAGGCAGCTAGGGATGCGATCGCGGACCGCAGCGAACACCACGGGGGCCGAACTCATCACCCCCGCCATCACAGTGGCGGCGCCACGCCACACGCGGGGCATCCGCACCAGCCGCACCAGGCTCGCGCACCGCACCACGGCGCGGTGCCGGCGTGCATCCCGATGTGCAAACCAGGGGCGGGCCAGTCCAAGCCGGCGGTCGCGGTGGTGCATATGCACGTCCACTTGGACGGCCGGGAGATCCACCGCAGCGTCCAGACCCATGAGTTGCAGTACCAGGGCCGTAACCCGCATCCCTCGACAACGATGAGTAGGGGGAGCAGTCGTGCCTGTTGAGGTCTTCGCGAACGCCCCCGCGACCGATCCGACACTGACGGTGGCGCTCGCGTCGGCAGCGGCGACTTCAGCGGTGCTCACGTCGGTCGCAGGTTTGCCTGTAGCGGACCCCACGGCGTTCCCGGCGTCCCAGTGGCGCGGGAGCTTCCTGGACGGCTCAGGGACCGTCCTGGAGCGGTTCATCTGCACCGACAGCCGCACGACGACGTTGACGCTGGTTCGGCAGGCTGAGGACGCCGTTGCGTTGCCGGCGGGGGTGTGGCCGGTCGGGACACGGGTGGCTCATGACCTGACGGCCGGGGCGATGGGCACAGTGCAGCAGAACCTGTTGCACAAGTGGCGCAGGCACGCGACGGTGACGCAGTCGATCCCGGCGAACACCACAACGACCATCGCCCTCGACACCCTTGACTTCGACAGCGCTGGCTTGGACCCTGGTCCGGCGAACACGGCGACGATCCGCCGTGCCGGCCTGTATCTGGTGTCGTGGGGTGGGTTGGGCTTCAACAACCCGGTCGCGACGATCTCGACCTACGGGTGGATCACGAAGAACGGGGTCACGGCGGGTGCCTCACGCATCGCGCCGATAACGTTCACCACGACTACCAACGGCTTGGTTGTCCTCGGCGACTCGGATCAGCAGCAGCTAGCCGTGGGGGACACGCTGGTCATGTCGGTGTACACGACGACCGCGGCGCCCACGAACCTCGGTGGCGGCCTGCCGTTCCTGTCCGTCGTCCGCCTCGGAGACTGACCCGTGGCCGTCCTGACGGGCGACCGTCTCGGCGTCGGCCCAGCCCGCCCCGGTCTGCTGCGCCTCGGCGCCCGCAACGGCGGTGCGCTCCCCGCTGCGCCGCCGGCCTACCCGAACTGGCCGACCCTGCAGTTCCAGCTCGCCGCCTACTCCGACCCGAACGACAAGGGCGGCCTGATCAACTGGACCGGCGCGATTGACATCACCAGCCGTGTCGTCGGTAGGTGGACCGCGCACCGCGGGGCGCCGTACGAACTAGGCCGGACCGAAACGGGTGAGATGACGGTCCCGGTCGATAACCGCGACGGCGCCCTGGACCCGGCGAACGGCGCGAGCCCCTACGCCGGGTACGTCCTGCCGTACCGGCCCATCCGCATCCTCAGCACCTGGCAAGGCGTGACCCGCCCGGTATTCACCGGGTTCGTGGAACGGTGGCCCACCGCATGGACGCGGGGCGGCAGGTTCGGGCAGTCCGACCTCGTGTGCGTGGATGCGCTCGCCATTCTCGCGCAGGCGTCGTTCCGCTCGGCGGTGCAGGACACGACCCTGGCCGACAATCCGCTGTACTACTGGACCCTCGCGGCAGTCGGCTCCCCGAACCCGAGTAGTCCAGCTACGTCGGTCAACAGCGCCAAGACTGACGCCGGGACGTGGAACGCGCCGCTAAGGTTCAACAACGGCACTGGCTACACGTCAGTCGCCTCGATCGTTCCCAAGGGTGACAGCGGGCAGGCCGTACAACTCGATGGGGCTACCTACGCGAACGTCGCATTGCAGGCAGGTGGCTATCCGAGGGTCAGCGCCACGGCCGGGATCAGCGCTTCCCTGTGGCTGGCAACAACAACCGCCGACTCTCAGCGCAGCCCCATGTGTCTGCTCGATGGCAACGGTGCCATCGCTTTCTCGTTTACGATTGACCCTTCTACCGGGCGCTTGCAGATCACGGATGGTGGCAGTGGTCTTACGACGACGCTGCCAGCCGCGAACTCCGGGAACCTTCACGACGGCCTGTCGCACCTCGTTAGCCTCAACGTCGAGTTCGGCACCTACACCGCGTTCGTTGACAACCTGCCGCCCTACGCCGCTCCACGCGCCGCCCCCGGCATTCTGACCATCACCAGCATCTACGCCGGGGGGGGCTACTTCAGCAACTTCATCGGCACCGTGGCGCACCTTGTCCTCCGCACGACCACGATCCCGACCACCCCGGCGCCGAACGGCACCCTGCGGCACACCGCCCTGTACCTCGCCGGCAAGACCGGCTTCGCGGGTGACACGACCGGCGTTCGAATCGCCCGGCTGCTGGACTACACCAACTTCAAGACACCCGACCTGCCCACACCGAAAGTCAGCCTCGATCGGGGCCTGTCCACCGTCGATGTCGTGTCGAACGGCGGGGGTTGCCTGTCCGCGGTCCTGACGACCGCGGACATGGACGAGATCGGCACGTTCTACGCGGACGCCGCCGGGGTCCTCACCTTCCGGCAACGTGACAGCCGGACCGTGACCGGGGCGGTCGCGTTCACCTTCGGGGAGCGCGTTGACCTCGGGGAGATCCCCGTCGAACACGACCTCGCGACCGACTTCGACCCGACGCTGGTCTACAACGACGTCAGCGTCACTGGGTGTCGGATCACCACGCCGCTGGACCGGGCGGACCTCACGTCACAGCGCCGCTACGGCACCCGCCCCCTCGCGCTGAGCACGAACCTCGACGCCTACGCCACCGACGTCGCCGTCCAGAACCGGGTCTCGGCGTTGCTCGCGACGTACAAGGACCCGCGGCAACGCATCCGGCAGCTCACCTTCAAGCCGTCCCACCTAGACCCGACGGTGTGCCCGAACGCGTGGCTCGCGGCCCTGAGTCTCGAGCGGGGTTCGCGGGTGCACGTCACCCAGCGGACCATCCCCACGATCAGCATGGACTGCCACGTCGAGAAGATCACCCACACCGTGGACCGGGTGACCGGCTGGACCGTGACGCTCCTGCTGAGCCCCACAAGCCTCGCTGCCGCCCTCGCGTTCTAGCCCTCACCCCCGTACCCCCTCGTTGCCCATTCGACCGTTGAGGGAGGCCAGATGCCCGGAACTTCCGACCCGGAGGTCATGCGCTACATCCTGGAGACCCTCACGACCCGGCTGGACCAGACCATCGGGCGGTTCGAGACGGTGCTGGGAGCGCTCGACGGCACGTACGTTCGGAAAGAGATCTACGACCGGGACCGCACGAACGCCACCGGGGTCGCTCTCGCGGCCGAGCAAGCGGTCCGGGTCACAACCACGGACCTGACCCGCCGGATGGACGCCGCGGACAAGGCCGCCCAAGCAGCAGACAAGGCCGCGAAAGAGAACCGGACAGCGCTGATCCGGATAGGCATCGGTGGTGCCGTCACCGTCGCCGGCAGCTTGATCGTCGCCGTCGCGTCCGCTGGCGGGTTCCACTGATGGCCGGGCGGCCAGAGGTATTCGCCGGGTCTCTCTCACCCGAGATGAGGAAGCTGCTCGACGGCCTTGACGACCTCACCGGCCGGCTGGAACTCGCTGTCAGCAACCTTGAGGACACCCTCGACCCCGACTCCGTTCGAGAGGACACCGATGACTGACCTTCCCGACGCGGGACCACCGACCGGTGCTGGCTGGACCGATGAGGTCGATGAGCACCTCGCAGAAGCCCGCGAACAGGACGCTGGTGTTGATCGGGCTACGACTGACCGGACCCAGGCCACCACGGACCGGGCGCAGGCCACGACCGACCGGGACCAAGCCACGACCGACCGGACGCGGGCAACCGCTGATCGGACGCAAGCTGACATCGACCGGACCGAAACCCGGCGCAGCGCGGCCGCGTCCCGCGCCGATGTGGTCAGCTTAGGCAAGTCAGTAGCTGACCTCGCGGCGAGCGTCGCGGAACTCCACGACCTGATCTTGGCGACGATGGAGAAGGCGGACCGGGCGCAGACGGAAGCCGCTGCGAACCCAAGCCGACGCAGGGTGTATTGGATCGCATCCGCGCTCGCGGCGCTCGCCCTCGTGCTCGCTGGGACGGGTGCGCTCATCATCCATGAGCAGCAAGTCCAGAACTACAAGGCGTGCAACGAGAGGAACGCGGCGCAGGCCCAGTCCGATGCCTTCCTCGGCAAGCTCAACGAGGCTGTGCAGAGGTCCCGCTCTGGCTCGCTGCTCGCCCGGAACCTCGGCGTGCTGCTGACCCCGGTCGCCCGGCAGCCCGTTACCTGCCACCGGCCGATGCCGTGAGGATCGCGGTCGGTGACGTCTGGTCGGTCCGTACCACCGGTTGGGCGGCCCGGCTGATCCGGTTCGGCGCGGCCCTCGGCGGCCAGCCCAATCTCGACAACCACGTCGTCGTCGTGCACCACCAAGACGCGGGCGGCCGCTGGTGGGGACTGGAGGGCCGCCCGGGCGGGGTCGGGCAGGTGGACCTAGCCCGGTACCTGCACAGCTCCTACACGATCAGCAACAGCGCCCAGCCTAAGACGGACACCCAGCGGTACAACATCGCAGTCGGCGCTGAGGCTCTGCTGGGCACGCCGTATGACTGGGTCGGCATCGTTGCGGACGGCATGGACGCCATCGGCGCCCCGCACCTGTGGGCGCAGAACTGGCACGGCCAAGGCCCGCCGGCACACGTCGTCTGCTCGTCGTACGCAGCGTGGCTGTACTCGCACTACGGCCTTGAGTGCCCGGATCGACGTTCACTGCGGTCCGTCACTCCCGGGGACTGGACCGCCTTCGACCTGGACCACGGGTGGAACGCATGACCTTGCGCGGGCTGTACGTGGGTGTATGGGTAGCGGCAGTTGTGGCGGTGATCTGCTTTTACGTTGTGCGGGACGACGCAAGCAGCAATCGCTGCCACGCTCGCGGCGGGGTGACGTGGGACAACGGCGCGCATTGCGTGCTAGGGCACCCATCGGTGGTCAATACACGATGAACCGCGCCGGTCTGCTGCGGGTGCTCCTCGGGGACCTCGACACCCACCGCGACCCCAACCCTGCCCGTAGTGCTGTCACTAGCCTTATGCACTCCCGGCAGACCGCGTCCCGCGCCCTACGCGACGCTGCCAGCAGCGAATGGATCGCCGTCGCGCTCCTGCACGACGTCATGCACACCCTCGCCCCAGCAACGCACCCGGAAGCCGTCGCGGTGCTGCTCGCCGACCGGCTCAGCGCCGACGCGGAAGCTGTCCTCGGGAGCCACGGCGAGTTCCAGCACAACGCGGTACACGGCACCCACTCCGCGAACAGGCACCGCGGCAACGGCTGGTACAGCGCCGCTGTCCGGTTCGCGGAATGGGACCGGCTGAGCTTCGACCCGCTGTACCCCACCTGCACCGTCGAGGCGCTGTGGCCACACGTCCTCAACCTACTCGGGAAGGATCACGCATGAGCATCTACCTCGGCCCGCCTGCCCACTTCAGTTCGGGCAGCAACCTCCCGCCGTTCGCGCAAACGATCCACGCGACCTGCCCCGGCCAGCCGTCCAACGTGCCGTGGTCCTGGTCGTCGCAGGCCGGCATGGCAGTAGGGACCGCCGACTACTTCAAGAGCCAGGCGTCTGGCGGTAGTGCCCATGTGGTGTGCGACGTCGCCACGTCGGTGCGGTGCGCCCCCGACGACATGATCTGCTGGCACGCTCCCGTGAACATCCGCACCTTGGGCTACGAGATCTGCGGTCAGAGCTGGTACACCCGCGACCAGTGGCTCAGCCCGGAGGTGTGGCCGGCCGTCGCCCGCGTCGCAGCCGAGGTCAAGGCTGACGCGATCCGGTACGGCATCCCGATCCACCGCTGCACCGTCGATGAGGTGCGGGCCAACCACGGCGGTCAGCGCGGACACGTGGACGTCAGCAACGCGTTCCACCAGAGCGACCACACCGACCCCGGGCCGAACTTCCCGTGGGACCGCTTCATGCTGCTCCTCGGCCCTGGCGGTGCGCCTGCCGGCCCGCCGATGGGCACCTACCACCCGGAGACGCTCCCGCTGCAACTGTGGTGCCAGGGCGTACACACCCGCATCATGCAGACCGCGCTCGGAGTCACGCCCGCGGATGGCTACTTCGGACCGGGGACTGAAGCCGCGGTGAAGCGGTTCCAAGCCGCGCACGGGCTCGTCGTTGACGGACTCTTTGGTCTGGAGACTGGTGCGGTCCTGTACGCCCCCAAGCCACCTACACCGCACGCCCCACCGCCTCCCGCGGCGCCGTCTGTGGCGTTCCTCGCGCAGTTCGCCGGCCAGCCCGCCGTGTGGGAGATCCGGCACGTCACCAGCCCGGAGTGGCACGCCCGGGGCCTACAACGCGCCGCCGTCCGTGTCCTGCCCAACTCTGCGGCGCTCGCCGCTCTCCCGGAGGCAACCCGATGAAACTCGGCAACGTCGAACTGAAGGTCGCGGTCCCGCTCGTCGCGACCGCCCTCACCGGCACCCTCGGGGCAGCCGCCTACCGCACCGTCCTGGCGTTCGGGTGGTTCCACCCAACAGCGCAGGAAACCATCAGCCTCGCGGCGTTGGGCGCGGCCCTACTGGTCGTCGTTCAGGGCGTCAGCGGCTACGTGGCGCCGCACACATCCCGGCCCGACCTCGCAGACCCATCAGGGCTACCGGAACAGATCAGCGCTGCTCGTCCCGAAGACCCGGCTCCCACGCCCATCCCTGCTCCTGCACCCACTCCGACACCGGTTCCGTCACCTGTCCAGCCTCCCACGCTCCCGGCCGACGCCTACCCGGACACGCCCCCCGCGGCCGGCGGAAGCGTCCAGGTCACCCCCGTCCCTTTCCCCGCCCAGGAGACCAGCTGATGACTGACCGGATGCTCGGGCGTAGGCCCGCGCAGCTCCACAAAGCCCGCCTGGACCTCGCGGCGTTCCTCACCGCTGTCCCGGACCACCCCATCGCGGACCCCGCACCGGGACTGTCGTGGCCGATGGACCTGAACGACAAGTACGGGACGTGCCTCACCGAAGGCACCGAAGTGGGGGCAGCGAACGTCGAGGCCGGCTATCGAGTGAAGTACGACGGCCCTGTCGTGGCTCTACGGTTTGCCTCCGGGAGACACCTCACCGTTACGCCCAATCACGCAGTACTGACCCCACGAGGGTTCATCCGTGCGCGCTTCCTCAAGCAGGGTGACTACGCGGTCGGCGCTGAGTGGACTGAGGAAGTCGCCACCGGCATCTTTGGTCAGGACGGAGATGAAGCGATAGCCCCGGTCGAGGAGAAGTTCGCGGCGCTGCTCCGGGGTACTGCGGGATCGGGAGAGCTGGCGAAGTTCCGGCAGGTGGTAGGCGCCGTCGACTTCCACGGCGACGGCCGGTTCATGGACGGCGATGTCGACGTTGTACGGCCCAACAGCCTTCTGCAGCGTGAAGTCGATCCCGCGCTGCGCAAGCCAAACGGCGAGGATGAGATCCTGCCGGCTGGAAAGCTGCAGGGTGCGTTCCATGGTCTGTGCGCGATGTTCCAAGCGAAACGGAGAGGCAGGTTTGCCTCGGGTCGCGTCATGAGCGGCAGCAACCCGCTCGTGCCGTTCCGAGACCGTCATTTGTGCGTACCTCATGCTGAGGCTGACGGGCTGCGACCGGACAGCGATGCCAGCTTCGACAAGCAGTCTTCGGAACAGCGGTTGGCCCACTCCAGCCTCGCGAGCCAAGTCGACGTAGGACGCCTCCCCGGCAACGTAGCGGTCAAAGAACGGCGTCAGGTCGGGAGTGCGCCGGCGAACGGCTATGGCAGTGGACTCCGCGATCGAACGTCGCTTGTGGCCAGCAGCGTTCATCCGTCGAGTGAGGGTGCCCAGACTGACCCCCATCTCGCCGGAGATCTCGAGGAGCGCTTCCCCGGCCTCGTAGCGCCGGATCGCATCGTCGGTGTTCACCGCGAGTGGTACGACGGGCATGTCTACGACCTCTCTACGGCGACGCGATGGTTCGTCGCTAACGGCATCGTAACCCACAACTGCGTCGTCGCCGCCGCCGACCATGCGCTGCAGACCATCATGGCCGTGGTCGGTGTCACCCGGCCGGGCTGGACCGACGCCGAGATCATCAACCTGTACAAGACGCAGAACCCCCAGTTCGACCCCGCCAGCGCGCAGCACGGCGCGGGGAGCGCGGACGACGGCGGGATGCTCGTCCAGGACTTCCTGGCCTACCTCACGAAGCAAGGCGACATCCTCGCGTTCGCCGCCGTCGACTTCACCCGGCCCGATGTCGTGCAGGCCGCGACCTACCTCGGCTTGGCAATCGTCACCGGGGAGACGCTCAAGCAGTCGCAGCTCGGTGCGCAGGTATGGGACGTCGACCCGGCCTCACCTGTCGTAGGCGGGCACGCAACGGCGTGGGTCGGCTACCAGCAGGACGCCAAGGACGAGACCGTCTCGTGGGGTGCCGTGGTCGAGATGACCCCCGCGTTCGTCAGCGCTCAGGTCGAGGAAGCGTGGTTCATCCTGACGAAGGCGCAGGTCGAGAACCCCGGCTTGCGGGACCACCTGGACCTCGCTGGGTTCGCCGCAGCGTTCACGAGCCTGACGGGCCGGCCGTTCCCGGTCGCTGTCGCGCCGCCCGCTCCGCCCGCTCCTACTCCGCCCGAGCCGCCCGCTCCCGTGCCTCCCAGTCCTCCCGGTCCCGCGCCAACAACCGTGCCTCCATCGCCTCCTGCACCGCCTGCACCGCCTGCTCCGTCACCTGTCCAGCCTCCCACGCCGCACCCGCACGCGGTCATCCTCGATGACGACGTGTGGGCCGAGGCGACCGACCGGGCGCACCGACGCCGCCACAGCCTCCGCTCAGTCGTGAACGGACTCCTCCGAAAGGCGTGGGAACTGTGACGACCATGAAGGGCACGCACACTGAGGCCGAGGACCACGGCTGGACCATCAACATCGGGGACCACCCGAAACGGGCCGACACACCCCTGTACGGCCGCAGCCGCAAGCACATGATCACGGCGCTAGGGCTGGCCGGCCCGGACTTCTACTTCGGCGGCGGGCTGATGACCGCGGCGGGTTCCCCGAATGATGCGCCGGCAGGTGCCACTCCCTGATGCGCCTTGTGGTAGCACAACCTCGAGCAGAACTTCTGACGAGCTGACGGCTTCGACGCAAACGGCTCTCCGCACCTGAGGCAGAGCCACTGCGCCTTGGGCTGGTGCTCGAGCAGGTGTTCCCCCTGACTGCCCTTGACCTCAAGGTTCTCCACCCTGTTGTCGAGCCGGTCGCCGTTGATGTGGTGCACAACCTCGCTGCGACCCAAGGCGCGGCCGAGGTGCCGTTCCATGACGTAGCGGTGCTCCATCACTAGCCGTCCGTTCACCTTGATCCGCCGGTAACCCTTCGGCGAGACCGACCCAAGCAAAGCGTCTTGGCCTCGCCGTTGCCGGTGCCAGTAGGTAATGGAATGGGGCTTGCATCGCACGGCGTCGCCGTGACCAGTCAACGTGACTCCGCAATCGAGGCAGGTTCTCATGACTACTAAGATACCACCAGGGATGACCCTGGTAGCAGTTCAGTGCCACCACGGCGGCGGCGCGTGGCTGCGGGACTCCACCGGCTGGTTCATGGTCAAGAACCTCGCCGGCATCGAGTGGTCGGCACAGTTCTGCGCCGACCCGGCGAAGGTCGAGCGGCTCAGGCTAGTCGCTGAGCGCCTGGTCGCAGGGTTCCCACTGACCGAGCCTGCCTACGTCTCCGAGCTGGGTATGACCGCGGCAGACGTCGCCATCCTGCACACGCCGATTACCGACGCGGCCAGCGTCGCAGCCTGGACAGACTCGTTCTGGAACGCGTCCGTTCCGCTCCCAGCAGGACTTCACACTGGGGTGCTACCCAAGGCCGCCGGCCTCCATCACTATCCGACTCCGATAACGGACATCGAGACCTTCAAACACGACGACTTTGTGTTGTTCGTGGACGGGGTAGCGGTCGCGCCAGTCGCCCCGCGAGGCTCCGGTGTCGCTGCTGTCCGGGTGCTGTACGACCCGAGCGGGAAGCACCACGACGGGCAGGAACTCGACGCTACTCACCCCGTGGCCCGTGCGGCGTTCGCCGCGCAGCAGGCCTAGACGGGCAGACAGGGGAAAGCCCCGCCGACATCGAGCTACACCTCGTGCTCGTGCTCACGCACTAGGTCACTCCTCCCACCCGGCCTCGCACTTGCAGCCCCCGTAGTCGCAGTCACCCCAACTGTGCTGCTCCTCGGTGTGGTCGCAGGTGCAAGGCCCAACGAAGCTGGTGTACTCCTCGCCGTAGTCTTCTTCGCTCACCTGTTCAGCCTCTCGCGCACGTTCGCGGCCCGTCTCACCCTCACCGGATGGGGCGGGCCGTTTCGTGCTGCCCTCAGTGCACGTACACGTTGCCCTTGGGGGCGGAGGCGCACGCTTCGGCCAGCCAGCGCAGATCCTCCACTGCGCTAGTCCTGCTGCCCCAACCGTTCGACGGTTCCAACGGCGCGACCACTTCGGTCGGGAGTGCAGCAAGCTCAACGGCGGCCTTCGCGAAGATGCCACCGGCCTCGGAGGCCGGTGCCCCGGCGTAGCCCCACAGCCCATCCTTGTGCGGCAGGACCAGCCGCAGCAGCTTGCTCACGTTGTAGGTGACGTTGCGGTGATCATCGTCCACAGGCTCGTCGCCGTCGCCGTCGAGGTCGACACCTACCCACCAGCTCATCGCCACAGTCCCCGCATGCTCGGGATGCTACGCACTGGCGGGCCGTTTCGTGTCGCCTGCGCATTGCCCCCGCGAGCCGTCGCGTCTGCCACGGATCTGCCACAAGCACGCCACGAACCGGCACATGCCCACACATCCCCACAGACACTCGTCTAGCCCCGTCACCCGCGCTGACCTGCGGAGACACCCTCTGACCTGGGCGGTTCCAAGATCGCAACGAGTTCTGTGTGCTCGGTCATCGGGAAGATGTCGAAGGCCCGCAGCGAGGGCATGGTCCAGCCGGCGTCCAGGAAGACCCGCAGGTCCCGGGCGAAGGACGCGGGGTCGCAGGCGACGTAGGCGATCCGCCGGGGA